GCCCTGACCGGCGACACGACCGGCACCGTGCTGCTGAAGGCCGAAGGCGGCCTGCGCACCGTCGGCGGCGTGCACACCACGGTGGCGGCGTCCGATACGATCGTCACCGGGCTGGCGACGGTTCTTGCCGTCGTCGCTACCTTCGCCACCGATCCGGCCGACGCGAACACCTATGTGTCGGCGTCGGTCGGCGACCAGGCCGGCACGCCGGCGGCAGGCAGTGTCCTGATCAAGACCTGGAAGCAGAGCGGCACCGATCCGACGCCGATTGCCGCCGACGCCTTTACCAAGCTGGTGAACTGGATCGCGATCGGCGTCTAGCATGTCAGTGTTCGACGGGCTGCCCGGGATCTTCAAATCCACCTTCGGGCGGCCCGTCGTCTACACGCCCATCGCGACGGGCGTCGCGCTCCCGACCTTCACCGCCATCTACACCCGCCGGCCGATCGCCATCGTGCTGGACGGCGACGCGCCGGCCGACGGCGACGTCCGCACCCTGGACCTGGCGCTGACCGACGTCGCGGCCCCGGCCGAAGGCGATCTGGTCACCCTGCCGGCCACCGTCTCCGAGGCGGCCGAAGGGCCGTTCAAGATCGTGCCGCCCATCCGCCCCGACGGCGAAGGCATGGTCGCCGTCATGCTCGAGCACACCACATGACCGATCTTCACGTCCGCCACCAGCTGCGCGCGGCCGTGGCCGCCGCCCTGGACGCCGCCGGCATCGTCGGCGCCGACAATGTCTTCCCCGCCAGGTCGCGCCCGACCACCGATGCGCAGCTGCCGTGCCTGCTGGTCTTCACCGAAGACGAAGCCGGCGAGCGCTTCACCGGCGACAGCACCCAGCGCACCGTCGAACTGGTGATCCGCGGCCGGCTGAAAGCCGTCGGCGACCCGCCGCAGGACGCGCTGGACGCGCTGGCGGTCGGGATCGAACGGGCGATCGCCGGCGCCGGCAACTTCGGCCGCCTGGTCTTCGATCTTCAGTACCGCCGCACGCACACCGGCGTGTCGTCGAATTCCGACCGCCAGGCCGGCGACATCGACGTGACCTACGACGTCACCATCAACACCGCCAACAACGATCCCGCCAAATCCATCTAGTCAGCGCGATCTAACCAGGAGACTGAGCCATGGCGACGAAACACGGCAAGGACGGCATTGTGAAGCTGGGCGCCACCGGCGGCAGCGCAACGGTGCTGCAGCTCAAGGGCTGGTCCTACGAAGAAAAGCTGGACGAAGCCGACAACACGGTCGCCGGCGCCGCCGGCAAGACCAGCCTGGCCGGTCACAAGTCCTGGTCGGGCTCGATCGACGTCCTGGCCGACGACGCCGACACGTCGGGCCAGCTGGCGCTGACGATCGGCGCCGACGTGATCGTCAACTTCTACGACGACGCCGCCGACAACGGCGACAAGTACAAGATCGGCACCGCGCGCGTGAACAGCGTCGGCAAGGATCTGAAGATCGACGGCGTGATCACCCGCAAGTTTGGCTTGAGCGGCCAGGGTGTCATGTCCGACGGGACGGTCTAGCCAGCCGGCGAACGCCGTTCGCTTAGAGAGAGGACTCAATGTCAGAAGTACCGCAGTCGCTGGGCGACCAGATCATGGGTCGGGCCAAGCGGCATTTTGGCGACATCGGCCTGCGCCATGTCGACGTGCCCGAGTGGGGCGAGACGCCCGAAGCCCCACTGCGGATCTACTACAAGCCGATCACGCTGTCGGAAAAGCAGGCGTTCCTGCGCGAAGCGGCGATGGGCGGCGGCGGCGAGTACGGCGCCGTGAAGGCCATCATCGACAAGGCGCTGGACGCCGACGGCAAACGGATCTTTGACCTGTCGCATCGCATCGTCATGCTGAAGTCGGCCTACGGTCCGGTCGTCGAACGCCTGAGCGAAGAACTGATGCGCACCGACTTGAAGCCCGCGGAACCGGAAGCGCCGCCCGCCGGCGGCGCGAATTCGCTGGAGACCAAGGAAAAAAACTAATCGCCGATCCGCTGCGTTACGTCGTCGCCCAGCTGGCGGTTCGGTTCAACAAACTCCCCGGCGAGATCCGCGACATGCCGATCGCGGACTTCGAAGACGTCCTGGCCGTCCTTCGGATCCAGAAGCGGGAAGAGGAGTAGCGGGCGATGGCAAACCGGATCGAGATCGAGCTGGCCGGCAAGGATTCGACCGGCCCGGCTTTCGATTCGGCGACGAAGAAAGCGGCCGTCTTCAAGGGCGCGCTGGCTGATCTCGAAAAGCCCCTGGGCGGCCTGGTGCGCCAGGGCGAACAGCTGAAGGCCGGCCTGGCGTCGCTGGGCGTGCTGTGGGCGGCGAATACGGTCGTCAACTGGCACAAGGAAATCCAGAAGACGATCGGCAGCATGGCCGACCAGGCCGATGCGGTCGGCCTCACGACCGACCAGCTGCAGGCCTATCACGCCGCCGCACGCCGCACCGGCACCGAACTGGAGTCGATGCAGCAGATCCTGGGCCGCGGCAATGTCGTGATCGGCCAGGCCGCCGCCGGTGAGGAAGCCGCTGCCAACGCCTTCAAGGAACTGCGCGTCCAGATCCTGGACTCGAGCGGCAAGACCCGCGACCACAACGCCATCCTGGCCGAAACCGCCAAGGCGCTGCTGGGCATCGAAGACGTGACCAAGCGCGCCGCCCTGTCGCAGACCATCTTCAGCAAGGCCGGCAGCCAGATGACGCCGGTGCTGCGTGAGATGGCCCAGGGCATGGCGGTGCTGGACTACAACGCCAAGGCCGCCGGCCAGACCGTGTCGAATGAGACGATCGAGATCTTCCGCAAGCTGAACGACCAGAGCGACGAAACCGCGATCCGCATCCGCAACATGTATGCCGAACTTGCGGCGCCTATCCAGTTCACGGCCATGCAGACCCTGAACGGGATCCTGTCGAACGTGGCCGAAAACGCTTCGAAAGCGAAGTTCGGTATCACCGACCTGCTGGCGATCGCCGCCAACCCCGGCCTGGCCGTCGGCAAGATCTTTGCCCTGGCCGGCCCGACTGAACAGCAGAAGGTCGACGACGCGCTGTCGGCCAAGCGCTCGCAAGTGGCGAGCCTGGTCGAGACCGCGGCCATGGCCCGCACCGATCGCGACCGCGCCCGCATGACCAAGGCGATCGCCATCGCCCAGGGCGAACTCGACACGCTGGCGGCCCAGTCGGCCAAGCTGGAAGCGGCGACGTCGAAGGGCGCCGGTCAGGGTGGCGTCCAGGACAACGTGCCCGACATTCTGCCGCTGCGAACCGGCAGATTCGCGCCGCCCAAGTCCGCCAGCGGTGGATCCGAAAAGCGCGACCGCATCGGCGAGGAAATTGCCAAGCTGTCGGCCGAAGCCCGCGCCGCCGAAGCCGGCCTGCGGATACTGTCTTCCGCCCGGCCCGGCACCGTGCTGGCCGACCTCGAGCGCGCCGCCGAACTCGAAAAGAAGATCGGCGAGATCATCGCGTCCGCCGGCAAGTACAAGCCCAGCGACGAACGCATCGCCATGCTGCGCGCCGAAGCCACGCATGCCGAAACCGCGCGCCAGGCGTTTGAGCGCAAGAAGCAGATCCTCGAGCTGGCCGACGCGACCGAAGCCAAGTACGGCGACGGCCAGCGCCAGCTGCGCGACACCCAGCTGCGCCTAACTGAAGCCGTCGACAGCAGGCGGCTAAGCCAAGAGGCGATGAACGCCGCCATGATCGAGGCGACGCGCACTGCCCAGGACCAGACGCTCAAGCTGCAGGGGCTGCAGGGTGGCCTGACCGGCTTCACCGCTGGCCTTCAATACGCCGTCGCCCAGGAGGAACGCCAGAACAGCGTCTTTAACCTGGGCGTGCAGGCCTGGCAGCAGGGCGGCCAGATCTTCAAGTCGGTGACCAACGACATTGCCAACGGTGCCGAAATCAACTTCGGCCGAATCGCGCTCAGTTTCGTCGACATGCTGTCGCAGATGGCGTTTGCCGCGGCGCAGGCGCAGCTGGGCAGCGCGCTGTTCGGCGGCAAGGGCGGCGACGGCGGCCTGCTGGGTGGCCTGTTCAGCGGCTTGTTTTCCGGCCTCGCCGGCGGCGGCGCCGAAGCGGGGCTGGGCCTGGCGGGCGGCCTGTTCACCGGCATCGCCTTTGCCGAAGGCGGCCGGCCGCCGGTCGGCGTGCCGTCGATCGTGGGCGACGGCGGCGAACCGGAATGGTTTATCCCCGACCAGCCCGGCACGATCGTGCCCTTTAGCAAGATGGGCCGCGGCGGCGGTGGCGGCGACTCGGTCGTGATTCACCAGACGATGACCTTCGGCGCCGACGTGAGCCGGCCCGAGCTGGAAACGCGCCTGGCGCGGCACAAGCAGGAAACCATCGCCGCGGTCTACGACGCCCGCGGCCGCGGCGGCGCCGCCCGCACGGTGATGAAAAAGTAGGGGGCGGCATGTCGATCCTGTCGCTACCCAGCCAGCTGCAGTTCCGCTTCGTCGCCTTCCAGTTCAACGACACGGTGTCGAAGAACTATTCGCCCTTCACCCGCCAGTCGCAGACCTACGTCTGGCCGGCCAAATGGTGGTCGGGCGAAGTGACCTTGATCGCCATGAAGCGCGCCGACTACGATGCCTGGCTGGGCTTCCTCATGGAACTGGAAGGCAGCGCCGGCACCTTCCTGCTGGGCGATCCGCTGGGCACCACGCCCAGGGGCACCGCCTGGGGCACGCCGCTGGTGAAGGGCGCCGGCCAGACCGGCAGCACGCTGCTGATCGACGGCTGCACGGTGTCGATCGCCAACGGGCTGAAGGCGGGCGACTGGTTCCAGCTGGGATCGGCTGCGACGTCGCGCCTGCACAAGCTGACTCGCGACGCCACCACGAACGGATCCGGCGAAGCCACCGTCACCTTCTGGCCGCCGCTGCGCGAAGCGCCGGCCGACAATGCGCCGCTGACCGTCACGTCGGCAAAGGGCGTGTTCAGCCGCACCGACAATGCGCAGCGCTGGACGCCCGACACCGCCGGGATCGTGTCGCTGTCGTTCCCGGTCGAGGAATACCTGGCATGAGGACCATGACCGCAGTCATGCAGGCGGCGCTGGAAGCGCCGATCCTGTATCCGATCTATTTCCTGGAGATCGAGTTCAACGCCGGCACCGTGCGCGTCTGGACCGGACTGGGCGACCGCGACTGGGACGGCCACACCTGGTCGGGCGTCGGCTGGCTGGTCGGCTTCACCGAAGTGACCGAGACGGCCGAGATCCGCGCCACGAACCTGACCATATCGCTGCGCGGCGTCGATCTCGCTATCGTCGCCCTGGTCCTGCTGAACCTGCAGCAGAACAAGCCGGCCAAGGTCTGGCAGGGGCTGCTGTCGCCGGGCCCGCTGTTCGACGATGCGCCCGACAAGGGCGTGCTGATCGACGATCCGCTTCTGTACTACGAAGGCCGCGTCGACTTCGGCGAGATCGACAAGGATCCCGAGAATCCCGCCATCCGCATTTCCTGCGAATCCCGCCTGCGCGATCTCGAGCGCGCCCGCGTGCGCCGCTACACGCACGAAGACCAGCAGATCGACTATCCCGGCGACCTGGGTTTTCAGTACGCGCACCAGGTCGACAAACCCTTCAGGTGGGGCGGCGGTTAGGCGGCGCAGGGGCGAACGCCGTTCGCCCCGGGCCGTTCGCCGCGGTGCCAATATAGGGGAAGGCTCGCCATGCAGCGCTTCCCTGATTGGCCCACCAGGCTGCACCGTTTCCTTCGCGATCGCCGTTCGCTTCCCTACGCCTGGGGCGCCAACGACTGCTGCGCCTGGGTCCAGGACTGGGTCCTGCTGGCGACCGGCGTCGACATCATGCCGGGCGTCACCCGGCCGACATCGGCGATCGGCGCCGCGAAGTTCCTGCACCGTCACAAGGTCGCCAACGTCGAAGGCCTCGCGATCGTCGTCCTGGGTGGGCCGATCGAGAACACGCAACTGGCCGGCCGCGGCGACGTCGTGTCGTTCTGGGCCAACGACGAACCGCACCTGGCGATCGCCGCCGGCGCCGCTGCTGCCACCCCGGCCGCCGAAGGCCTGGTCTGGATCCCGCGCCACCTGTGGCGCCACGGCTGGAAGGTGGGCTGATCCATGGCGGCGATCACCACGGCATCGGTCCTGACGTCGATCGCCATTTCGGCCGCGCTGACCGGCCTCAAGATGGGCCTGCAGGCCCTGCTGGCACCGCAGCAGCAGTCCTATGGCGGCAGCTTGGCGCAGGCGACCAGGCGAGATCCGGGCCGCGAAATCACGCTGCCGAAGCCCAACGCGCCCCACCAGATCATCGTCGGCGAACACCGCGTCCAGGGCGACATCGTGTTCCGTCACGTCACCCAGAACAATTACCTGGGCCATTTCATCGTCGTCTGGGCCGGTCACGAGGTGGAATCGCTGGGCGCGCTTTATTTCAACGATGAAGCGATCCCTTATTCGGGCGGCGTGGTCGGCGGCACGAAGTACGCGGGCTATGTTGGCTGCGACGACCACCTGGGCCTGCCCGACCAGGCGGCCAACAGCAACCTGATGTATCACGCGCCCGAACTGTGGGGCGCGAACCACCGGCTGCGCGGCCGCGCCTACAGCTACATCACGCTGCACAACATGCCGGAACTGTTCCCGCACGGCGTGCCCAACTTCTGGCGCGTCGCCAAGGGCATGAAGCATTACGACCCGCGCACGGAAACCACGGTCTGGACCGACAACGCCTCGCTGGTCACGATCGGCGCCGGCCTCGCCCATCCCGACTATG